GGTTGGCCTCGGCTCGCTACTCGACACGAAGGCGATTCAGGAGCAGATCGACATACTGAAGAGGCAGCTCCGTGAGATCGACGAGCTGAAGACCCATGCTTCGTCGAACGCGCTGCAGGGCGTCAAGTCCCTGCAGGATATCGCGAAGCTCAACCTGCCGTTCGAGGACCGGCAGAAGCTGGTCGACGCCTTCTTCGTGTCCTTCGATGCGCAGACCGCGTCCGGCCGCAAGCAGATCGCCGAGGACCTCGTGCCGCACGAGGACGAGATCAAGGCGCAGCTCGCCAAGCTGCAGGGTTCACTCGGCAAGGGGTTGGCCGACCAGCTCGAGGAAGCGCGCGCGCGGCTCGTCGCGCAGCTGCACAACGCCAAGGATCTCGTCGACCAACCGCAGACTCCGGACCAGGCCGCGGCCACCGTCGGGCTGCCGAGCACTGATCTGTGGGCACAGTACGCCGAGCGGTTCGGCGCCTCGATGCAGCGGATCTCGGCCGACGCGAAGCGCGCCGGCGCCGATGCGAAGAAGGTCAACGACAGCGTCTTCAAGACTCCGCAGCGGCAAGGGCCGCCGATACAGCCGGTCAAGACACTGGCGCAGCAGCAGCAGGAGCTGACATTCCAACAGCACCTGGCCGGCCTGGCACCGCAATCGAGCGACAGAATACGGCAGCTGCAGGACCTCGATCTGAAGCAGCAGGTTCTTGGCTTCCAGCAGTTGAGGGAAGCTGGCGTCATCACCGAGGAGCAACTCGCCGACGCGACGCAGAAGGCCACCGATGCCCTGGCGCGTCAGCGGGAGCTGCTCGGCGGCGGCGACTTCTTCGATGGGTTCAACCAGGGTGCACGTGACGCCATCCACGAGTGGACGGACCTCGCGAAGGCCGGGGCGGAGGCTGGGCAGACACTCGTCACCAATGGGCTCGACGGGGTCACCAATGCGCTGACCGAGGTCGCCCTGAAGACGAAGAGCGCGAAGGACGCGTTCCGAGACCTGGCGAAGGCCGTCGTGGCCGACCTCGTGAAGATCATCGCCAAGCTGCTCGTGGAGCTCACCGTCCAGCTCGCGATCAACGCCCTGACTGGCGGAGCGTCAGCGGGCGTCGGCGCCTTGACCGGAGGCGGTGGCGCGACCTTCGGGTTCGAGAAGGGCGGCATCATGCAGGGCCGCATGCTGGGCGTGCAGCGCTTCGCCGGCGGCGGGGTCGCGCGCCGGCCAACGCTCGCGCTGTTCGGCGAGGGCCGCAACGCGGAGGCCTTCGTGCCGCTGCCTGACAACCGCTCGATCCCCGTGACGCTGAACGGCCGCGGGGGCGGCGGCGGCGAGCTGCACGTGCACGTGCACGCGATCGACAGCCGCGACGCCGCCGCGTTCTTCGTCGAGAACCAGGAGCTGCTGCACAGCCTCTGGATCGACGGCGTGACGCACCTGCCGGCTATGCGTGGCGCAGTGCAGGGGGCGGCGCGGTGACGACGATCCGGTACTGCGATCTGATCAAGGACCCGGCCGCGGCAGTCGTGACGGGCATGGGGTTCAACCTCGGCCCTCCGGGCGGCGACGGCTGGGAGATCGTCGCGCGCCTGCCGGCGGCCAGGATCCCGAGCAGCGGCCGCTACGCGTTCATCGTCTCGGGCAAGATCGGCGGCATCTCATTGCTTGGCGCGACCCCGCGGAACGGCGTCGCGCAGGTCTGCCTCGGCGACACGTCCGGTCTGAGGCATCCGCTCTACCGCACGAACATCCCCCTGGGCGAGTCCCTCGGCGCGCTCGAATCGGTGCCGTTCCAGTTCGTGGTGCTGTTCTCCGCGTCGCCGGTGATCACCGACGTGCTCTGGGGCTCGACCTGGAACAACACGGGCGGCTTCGAGATGTGCCTGTGGGCGCGCGTGTTCCTGAACAACGACCCCGCGACTTACAGCGCCTCGTTCGTCGTCTCCGACGTGAGCTGGCTCTGGTTCGACGTCGACCGCATCCCGGTCGGCGACCGGCAGTGCGAGGAGGTGCTCTACTCGCCGCCGCTCGCAATTACGACGTCGCTCGCCGGCATCGCGGGCTGCATCAACACGCCGGGCAGCGCGGGGCAGAAGTGGCTCCACTTCGTGAACCTCTCCTACACGCCGCGCGCCTCGCTGGGGCCGGCGCCGAGCTTCACGGCGGGATTCAGCACGGGCGCGAGCTTCGCGGGGTTCACTGGTCGCGTTGGCACGAACGGCCGCCTCGGGATGGCGCGCTGGCCGGCGCAGGCCGGCCCCGAGCCCCTGATCTGGCACCAGGGAGCCTTCTGGTACGAGCAGCAGCCCGGCGCCGTCTACCTGCCGGGCATCAAGGGGTTCGACCGCCAGACGTTCGGCGCCGGCGCCTCGACGCTGGTCTATCGGTTCCGGTACTTCGGCGTGCGGCTCGACAACCTGCTCGACGTCCTGGTGCGCAGCGACACCCAGGACCCGAACGTCACGGGCAACCTCACGATCCCGCCGCCCTGGCAGAACGGCTACGTGCCGCTCGAGCGACCGGCGACGGCGATCGTCTCGGCGCCGTTCGTGTTCTCGACCGGCATCGTGCAGTCGACCGATCGCCGCGCCTACGACGCGGCGCTGACGACGGACCGCGGTCAGCAGCTCGCGTTCCCGACGCAGTTCACGCAGACCGATGCTGCGCTAGCCGAGGGTCAGGCCGTGATGGCCTTCTCCGACCATGGCCTGTCGCGTTCCGAGCCCGACATCCAGTACCGCGCGCACTTCCTCGGCGGTCTCAGCGGCTCGCCGATCCCGTTCGCGGTGCGCGACGTCACGATCGTGCAGTTCACCCCGGTGCGCGACCCCGACGTGCTGCCGAACGCACAACCCAGCGTCGGCGCGCCGGTCATCGTCGTGCCGGGTCGCGAGAGCCTCGACCCCGGGAGCCTTTCGGCCCCGCCAACGGCGCCCTGCGGCATCATCGCCGAGAGCGGCGACGTCGCCGAGAGCGCGCTGATCGGCGCGACGGGCTACAAGCGCACCTGGCCGATCGGCGGCAAGGTGCGGCGGGCGTTCACGATCCAGTGGCCGGTCCTGGGCGAATCGGCGGCCCGTACGCTGTTCGACTTCCTGGTCGCCCATCCGGCCTTCCGGTTCACGCCCCCGCGGCGCGCCGCGATCGCAGTGCTGCAGATCGACAACCCGCAGATGCAGCAGGAGCAGGGGGCGCAGGTCTATTCGATCTCGACGCGAGTGACCGAACTCATCTGGACGGGGACCTGATGCCACTCGTCCTGCCAGCTTCGTTCAAGACGGAGATCGAGCGGCCGCAGGGCCGCGACCCGATCGTCGTGTTCGCCGAGATCCAGCTCGTGCGTCCCGACGATGGCGTGCCGCCGTTGCTGCTGCGAGTGTGCGCCTGGCACCAGTCCTTCGTCTGGCGAGATCCGACCAACCCCGCGGGCACCGGCAGCGACACCTGGTATCCGCTCGGCTTCACACACACCGAGATCGGCCAGGAGCAGGAGGGGCGCATCCAGCAGGTCGACGTCACGGTCGACAACACGACGCGATTGCTGATGCGCTATCTGCACAGCGGCGAAGGGGTCGAGGGCAACTACCTCTGGCTATATCGCGCGCCGGCGAGCGCGCTGACGATCGCCTATCCCAACGAGGAGTTCGAGAAGTTCCAGTTCCGCATCGCGAGCGTCTCGGCGACCGACGTGGGAGTCACGTTCCACTGCGAGCAGCGCAACTTCTTGGACTGGCGCGCGCCAGCGGACGTGTTCGTGGGCTCTGGCTGCCGCTGGGCGAAGGAGTTCGGCGGCACGAACTGCGGCTACGTCATCAACTCGGTCGCGGCCTTCACGACCTGTCCGGGCACGATCGCGGCATGCATCGCGCGCGGTGAGGACCACCGCGTGCGCGGCCTGCCAGTGATCCATCCGGCGCGCTTCGGGGCCTTCCCCGGGATCGCGAGCAACCAGTGAGCTGGTTCAAGAAGCACTGGAAGACGATCCGTACGGTCGCCGAGATCTTGTCGGGGACCTACTTCTTCTTCGAGGTCAACAAGCGCGTCGGTTTCTCGGCCGTCTGGAAGAAGCTCAACACGACCCCGAAGCTGCCCGGGCTCCCGGCGGTGCGCGGCGAAGAGTCGAGCCCGACTTACAGCTGGGATGGCATCAAGACGACGTTCGGCCCCGGACTGCCGGTGCCGTTCGTCTATGGCCGGCACGCGGTGGGCGGCACCGTGATCTACACGGACGTCTTCGCGACGACCGTCGCCGGCGCGATCGATGACGAGTTGCGCATCGTGCTCGCGCTCAGCGAGGGGCCGATCCATCGCATCGGCGACCTGTCGGCCGCGGAGGTCGATAGGCTCGGCGCGATCGGCACTTCGCTGCCGCCAGGGCCGCCGATCCCGGACCACATCCGGATCAATGACAACCTGCTCGACCACACGGCCGCGGTGCCGGGCGCGCGGGTCTACCTGCGTCCCGGCACGCTCGACCAGCGCGCGCTGCCGAGCAACCCGTTCCGCGGCGTGACGAGCGTCGACTCGCCGTCCGGTCGCCTCGACGAGGCCAACGACACGATCATCGTGACGTCGGTCGGCGACGACCTGCTGACCACGGTCGGGTTCGTGTTCTCGTTCCCGAGCGGGCTGTACGCGCAGGACCCCCAGGGAAACCAAAGTGCCTACCCCGTGACCTTGGCGCTGTCCTGGCGGCCGCAGGGAGCCACGACCTGGCGCAACTTCTACCAGGTCAACCAGCCGTCGTTGCTGCTGCCGCCGGTCGTCATGGGCGGCTCGGGTCCGCGCACTGATCCCCTACTCTTCACGATCGGCGCCAACCTGGGTCAACAGGGTGCCCCGGGCCAGGCGCAGCCGATCGAGGTCCGCGTCGTGCGCCAGACGGCGAGCGGCGGCGGGACCGGCGGCGCGGTCAGCAATTGCCAGTGGCGGAACGTCTCCTACAACGCCGACCACATCCTGCAGTACCCGCGCGTTGCCCTACTGGGGCTCGAGTTGGCCGCGGGCGCGCGCTTCGCCGGCGGGCTCCCGAACATCACGGTGCGCCTCGATGGGCTGCAGGTGCGCGTCTGGGACGCGGTGAACGGCTTCTCGCCGCGCTGCTGGGACGTGCCGGCGGCGCCGTTCGACTTCGGCACGCGACCACCGGGCAGGAACAACGCGTGGATCGCGCTCGACTTCGCGACCGCGGACTGGGGGCTCGGCAAGTGGCTGGGCGGGAACGGCGAGGGCCTCGACCTGCCATCCTTCCGGCGCTGGGCGGCGTTCTGCGACACGGATCCATCGCCGCTCGACCCATGGAACGAGGCCGGGTTCTGCTGCGACCTGGTGGGCGACACGCCGAAGCCGGCCTGGGACTGGTTCCTCACCATCCTGTCGACCGGCCGCGCGGCGCCCGTCTACCGGAACGGCAAGCTCGGCGTCGCCTACCAGTACCGCGACGCGCACGGCGATGCCGGGATCTCGGTGCCGGCGAAGGTCGCGACTCAGCTGTTCACGTCGGGCAACGTCGAGGACCTCGAGGTCACCTGGCTGTCGAAGGGCGACCGATCGACGACCCTGATCTACCAGTACCTCGACGAGGACAAGCTCTACGCACAGACGCAGCTGAGCGTGCCAGACATCGAGGCCGGCACGAACGATCCGGCCGCGTTGCGCACCGAGCAGGCGCGCGCCGAGACGAACCAGGCCTTTGGCGTCGTGCGGCGCGCGCAACTCTGGCGGCAGGGGATTTTCGACCACCGCGCGAACCGCCTGCTGCGCCGCCAGGTGGCCTTCAAGACCGGCCGCTGGGCGGATGGCGCCGAGGTGGGCGACCTGTTCGAACTCGAGCACGAGTTGCTGCGGCCGTTCGGCGCAGCGGTGCCGATCAGCGGCCTCGTGCTGGTCGGCGGGACCGCGGTGTCCGAGGTCTCCATCGATCACGCGCCCCCGGGTTCGGGATCGATCGTGATACGCGGCCCAGATGGCGCACCAATCCTGCGGACCTTCGTCGACGCCGAGCCGGTGAGCGGGTTCGCCGTCTCGCTCAGCGCGCCCGTGACGGTTGGCAATGGCGCCGCCTGCGTGCTATCGGACACCGGCAATCTCACCGAGACCTACCAGGTCGTGAGCATCGGCCGCGAGGTCGATGGCAAGCGGCAGATCATCGCCCTGCAGTGGGTGCCCGAGGTCTTCGACCCGGTCACGCGCGCGGACTACGACGAGGGCGTATCGACCGACGACGACCTGGGCCCGCCGCCGCCGGAGCAGCGGCTGGGGGCGCCGCAAGCGAGCGACGTGCAGGTCGTGCCGCGCCGCGACGGGTCGAGTGCGATCCGCTGGACGCGGCCCGCGAACCGCGGCGGCGCGCGCGCGCGTGTGTTCGTGCGCGACCACGCCGGCGGCGCCTGGCTGCTGGCCGGCGAAACGGCCGACAGCGAGCTCGTCTGGCGCGGCTTCACGCCGGCGCGCACCTACGACGTCTCAGTCTGCCTCGAGGGACCGAGCGGCGACGGCCCGGGCCCGGACGCGGGGACGATCGCCAGCTTCACGGCCGAGGAGTTCCCGCCGTTCGCTCCGCCGCCGATCACGAACGCGAGGGCATCGCTGCTGGACGAGT